AACTGACTGTAACATATGCTGGACAGGCACGGCTTCTCAAACCAATAACAGATGAATTGGAAAAAGAAAATGATGCCGCTGTAAATCTTGGAAAAGCATATAAAGCACTTATAGATCCATTATATGCCTATGGACAAGAAGTAAATAAGATAAACTCTGCGAAAATGAGTCCAGAGGATAGGCAAAAAGCAATAGATGCTTTGGCAAATCCTTATATTTTTGCCCTTGATCCTGCAAAAAAATATGGAGCAGAAATAGAAAAAATAAATGCAATTGGAACATTGTCGTCCAAACAAAAAAGCGACAGCACTCGTTTATTGGCAAAAGAATATTTTGATATAATAGAACCAGCAAGAAAATATCAAGAACTAATAAAAGAACTTGATTTCTTTTTGGTAAAAGGAATTGTAACTGATAAGGAAAAAATACAGATATTGAATAATCTTGGTGGTTCTTATAGACAAGCATATGATGCGTTGGAAAAATACAGAGATGTGATCCGTCAAATCAATGCATTACCTCCAGAAGCAAATGTAGATAAGGAAAAATACATAAGAAGTTTGGGAGATGCTTACAGAGAGAACATAGATCCTATGTTCAAGTATGTAAAACAACTAAATGAAATAATATCACTAAATCAGATTGCTTACTCAAAACCACGCCCAGTTCCATTTAGAAATGAAACAATAAGAGCATTGTCAGCAGAAGAAGCAGTTGCTGCAAGAAAAGTTCTTGATTATAATCTGCAAATAGAAGCAACAAAGCAAAGAGCAATGCTTACAGGCAATGATACTATTGCCGCAGAAGCAAGAAGAATGCAGACGATGTTGGAAATCAACAAGACATTTGCTGATAATAATCTAAAAACAGACAAGGATGCTGCATTGAAGGCGGAAGCAATACAGGAAATGCAGTTGCAATACTTCAAGGATACTCATAAGGAAATGACAGCTATATATCAAAATCTTGGAGGCAATGTTGTAACTGCCTTTGAAGATATGTTATTAGCAGGAAAGTCATTTAGAGATGGAATGCATGATGTATTCATGTCATTGACTAGAGATTTATTGAATTTTCTATTAAAACAATATTTGTTCAAAAATATATTTAATGCTATAGGGTTACCATTATTTGGAGTAGCAGAAATGGGTCAATTAATGTATGGTGGTCCAAGAGCTATGGGAGGGCCAGTAAGTTCTGGAACAGCATATACTGTAGGTGAATCTGGTCCAGAAATGTTCGTACCTGGAACCAATGGATATATTTTACCAAATGGAATGGGTTCTGGAGAAACAATAATTGTAAATCAAACCATCAATGTTGAAACTGGAGTATCACAAACAGTTCGCGCAGAAATGGCCACATTGTTGCCAAGATTTAAACAAGAAGCTATGACTGGTGTATTAGAGGCTAAATCCAGAGGTGGAAGTTATGCAAGGGGACTTACAGCATAATATTATGGAACCACTATTTTTAAATGGAAATATAATTTATACAGGAAATACTTTTTCTGGTATATATGGACTATTCTGTAATAAAACAAATAAATGGTATGTTGGAGAAAGTAAAGATGTATTAAATAGGATAAATGCTTATAGTAGAAATATTAATGGAATAAAAAAACAAATATTGGTTAAAAATGCTTTAAAAAAATATGGAATAGAAAATTTTAATTGTTATAAACTTGAAGAATGTTCATTCGATATACTTCGAGAAAGAGAAGCATATTGGGGTAATAAATTAAATAGCATTGCTCCAAATGGATATAATCTAAAAATAGGTGGAGGAAAAAAAGTATTTGTAAGCGATATAACAAGAAAAAAATTATCAAAAGCTAATAGTGGAAAAATTAGAACAGAAGAAATGAAAAAAAATATATCTATTGGTACAAAAAAAGGAATGACACAGGAAGTTTGTGCCAAAATAGCAGAAAAAGCAAAAAATAGAGGACCAAGATCAGAAGAAATAAAAGAAAAAATATCAATCTCTATGCTTGGTAAAAATAAACGACCAAGATCAGAAGAAATAAAAGAAAAAATTCGTATAGCAAATATTGGAAAAAAACAATCTAAAGAAACTATACAAAAGAAATATGTATCTATGAAAGTCGGTAAGATTATAAAATGGTTAGAAGAAGAAGCTCCTTGGTTTTTAGAAACATCAACAAAATAATATTATGCCTGTTTTTCCAATTTCATATCCAACTAATACAAGACTACAACCAAAGAATATTGAGTTTACATCAAAAACTCTGACTACTCAATTTCAGTCTCCATTTACTGGCAAAACACAGATATACAGATATGGTGGACAATGGTGGGAGCTTAATGTAACTTTAGCTCCACTATTTCAGTCTGATGCTGAAGAAATGACTGGTTTTCTTAATGCTTTAGCAGGAACTACTGGAACATTTACTTTTAAACTTCCTAGTAATTTTCTTATATCATCCAGCGTAGGTATAACAACCACATCAACTGGCAATGATTTTACCGTAGGAAGTGGAACAGTTCAAATTGGCAAATTTGGATATGATAGCACAAGCAACAGACTTGTTCAATTTACAACAGCTACATCATTATTTCCAAAACTAACTCCAAGTACTTCTTATACAATCAACACAACTTCTGGAGTCAAAATGAGACTAGCCAATAACGATATAACATATAGTGTTGATGAATTTAGAGTAACCAGCGTAACAATCCCAATGATCGAAGCAATATGAGCAGAAGCGGAATAACAGATACATACGTTAGTAGCTCAGTCAGTCTTATTCAGCCATATTTGGCTGCATATATGGACTTTAGTGGCAGTGCTGTAAGATTATGGACAGGCACATTTACTAAATCATTTAACGATGACTTTGGTAATGGAGACTATTTGGGAGTAGGCACAATGGGTGCTATATCTACTGTTACAGAAGCAACAGAAGTTGCTGCAAAGGGCATGGATTTGACCTTAAGCGGCATTCCTACTGAATATGTAAGTCTAGCATTATCAAACAATTATAGAGGCCGTGAAGTTGCTGTTTATCTTATTTTGTTCAATACAGCAATGAGTTCTTATGAGCAAGTTACTGTATTTCGTGGTAGAATGGATCAGCTTAGCATAAATGAAAGTAGTGAAACAAGTATCATAACCATAAAATGCGAAAATCGACTAATAGATCTAAATAGACCTAGCGATATAAGATATACAGATGAAGCACAACAAATTATATGGCCTGGAGATAAAGGACTAGAATTTGTAAGTTCTATGGCTGATAAATCTATTTATTGGGGTACCAGCGCCCCAGCAAGTAGTGGAAATACTGGTGGTGGTGATAATGGAGATGGCAGTGATTCCACAAACATAGGATCAAGCTAATGTATATAGATCACACATTTTATAACAAATTAGAAGAATTGCACAAACAGAAGTTTGATTGGAAAACAAACAACTGTGGATTCTTCGTGGGCAAGATGCTAGAATATATGTATAAAAAAGATTTCTTATCAGATTTTTCAGGCAAATGCACTGACGAAAAGACATCGTTTGATCTTATAAATCAAAAAGGTGGATGGGAAAGCGTACTTAATGAAGCTGGTCTTGTTAAGAGACAAGATAAATCAATATTTGTTGGTGATGTTGTACTTTGTGAAAATGCAATAGGAATATATGATGGAACTAAAGCACTTTTTGCTGGTGGTGCATTCCGTAGAAAAGCATCAATAACATCAGCTTATTATTTTAAGGAGAATTGATATGCCACAACTAATCGCAGTAGCAATAGCAGAAATAGGTGCAAGTTTATATGCATACCAAGTTGGTGCATATTTGATACAATATTCTACATTAATTGCTTATACAGTTGTAGCTGCAGGCACATATGCCACAGCTCGAAGTATGCAAAGAGCTGCAAATTTTGGCAGCTTACAAAGCGAAGCATCTGGTAAGATATCAATGACGCGTGATACTGTCGCATCACGCAGAGTAATTTATGGTATGGCCAGAGTATCTGGACCTATTGTATTTGCTAGTACAAATAGTCCAAATAATTCTGGAAAAAATGAATATCTGCATATGATTGTGGCTCTTGCTGGCCACGAAGTTACAGAATTCAAGTCAATTTTCTTCAATGATGTTCAGGCGTGGGATAGTGGCAGTGGTCAAAGTGCATTATTTCCATCAGATAAACTGGCAATGACATATAAGATTGGAGCAGTATCACAAAGTGCATATGATATGACTCCACCAACAGAGTGGACAGGGTTGCATAATCTAAATAGTATTGCTTCAGTATATGCTAGACTTACAGCTGATCCTAATATCTATCCAAATGGCATTCCAAATATTTCTGCCACGCTTGTTGGTCATAAATTGCAGGATGAAGATGGCAATGACGTAGATTATTATGATAATCCAGCTCTGATATTACGTCACTATTTGCTAAATTATTTTGGTGCTACAAATAGTGAAATAGATGCTACAAGCTTTGGTGCAGCAAAAGATGCATGTAATTATGAACCATATGGTGCAGGAACTGGTAAGAGATATACATGCAATTATACATTCTTGCTAAATACCAAGCCATCAAAGGTAATAGAAGATATACTAAAGACTTGCTATGGTAAATTAGTCTATACCAATGGCAAGTTTGTAATAAAGGTAGGTGTTTATAGCACACCAACAATTGCTCTGAATGAAGATGATCTTATTGGTGGCATAAATGTTACAACCAAGTCTTCGCAAGCAAATTCTTATAATACTATCAGAGGATTGTTTATTGATGGAAACACATATACCAGCAGCTTCCAAGCCGCTGACTTTGTTCCTATAACAAGCAGCTTTTATCTAAACGAAGATGACAATATAGAAAGTCAGATAGATATAGAATTATCTGGCGTAACAGATCATACAGTTGCTAGACGCATTGCTAAGCTAACATTGCTTGATAGCCGTCAAGATTTAACTGTTCAAATCACAACCAAGATAAGTGGATTGCAACTGATAGCTGGTGATAATGTTTATCTTTCTGTAGCAAGATATGGTTGGACAAACAAAGTATTTGAAGTAACTGAGTTAAATATTAATCCAGACTTGAGCATAGGTCTTGTATTAAAAGAAACAAGCTCAGACATATATGATTTCCCAGTTGGAGAAGATGTTGATAGAGATTTAAGTCCAAACACAAATCTGCCTAATCCTTTTCTAGTAGAACCGCCTGTTGGATTTAGTGTAACTGAAACAACTACCATAGACAAAGATGGTACTGTATTTCCTAGTGCAACATTAAATTGGAGTGCTTCTTATAGTGGCAGTATTTCTGATATAGCTGTAGAATATAAGGAAACTTCTTCCGCTGATTTTGATTCTCTTGGTGTATTTCCAAGAACAGATAGCATATTTACAACACTTGATGTTGAGGCTGGTAAGACATATATGTTCAGAGCCAGAAACTTCAATTATCTTGGAGTATACAGCTCATTTGTAAGTCAAAGTCTTAAAATAAATGGAGATAATACTCCTCCACAAACTCCAAGTAGCATATCAGCTACAGGGGCTACAGGCAGTTTTACATTAAATTGGACAAATGATCCTGCTGACACAGATTATAAATTTACCAAGATATGGTTAAATACTGCTAATAATTTTGCTACATCTGTTGTACAAGGCACAATTTCTGGTACAACGTGGAATAAAACTATAACTTCTAGCAGTGTATATTATGCATGGCTTCAAAATATAGATACTAGCAATAATACTTCCAGCGTAAGCTCACCAGTAAATGCTCAAGCATATGCTCTTGGTGTTGGTGATCCTGGACCAAGTGGTAGCGCAGGTAATATACAATATCAAATATATCGTAGAAGTGCAACACCACCTGCTACACCAACAGGCAATCTTACACCAGCATTCTGGAGCACAAGTATTCCAACTGATGATGGCAATGCTCTTTGGGTATCAAATGGTTTGATTAGTGGCGCTGATGGCATTACTTTAATTGGTTCTTGGAGCACACCAGAAAGATTGACTGGCAAAGTATCTTGGTATCAATCAACACCACCGACTGGAAATGATACTGGCTCTATTGCTATAGGCGATCTATGGTGGGATACTGATGACAATTATAAGCCATATAGATTTATTTTAACAAGTAATAGTGGTAGTTGGCAGCCAGTTGATGATGGTCGTATAAATCCAATCAG